TCGTGGATGGTTACGGGACTGCCATATATAAAGGTGATCCTGTTCTTTTGGCGGCTGATGGTACTATCCAAGTTCAAAATGCAGCTACCACTAATAATATTGGTGTATTCAATGGCTGCTTTTACAACGATCCTACTACTCAAAAACCAACTTGGTCAAATTACTACCCTGGTAGCATTACGCCTACCGTGGGTGATATTGAAGCGTTCGTCTATGATGATCCGAATCAACTCTTCTTAATTCAAGATGAAGGAACTTTAGCTCAGACTAACGTCGGTAATAATGCGGATATTGCAACTTATGTTGCAGGCTCCACTATTAATGGACAATCCAAAGTGGAATTGTCCTCTACTGCCGCAGCTTCTGCAGCTACTTTCCGTATTGTCAGGATTTGTGAAGATCCAGAAAACTCTGATATTTCTAGCGCGAATGCAAATTGGGTCGTAAGATACAATGAACATCTGTACTATAATGACAATTCTGGAATTTAACCTAGGGAGATAATCAATGGTCATTTCACGTATGCAATTGGTCAAAGAGCTCGAACCAGGTTTAAATGCTTTGTTTGGGTTAGAATACGACCGATACGAAAACCAAGATAAGGAAATCTTTGATACAGAGAGTTCCGATCGTGCGTTCGAAGAAGAAGTGATGCTTGGTGGATTTGCCGATGCTAGTGTAAAACCTGAGGGTCAAGGGGTAACCTATGAAGACGCTCAAGAGACTTACACTGCAAGGTACACTCACGAAACCATTGCTTTGGCTTTCTCATTAACTGAAGAAGCCGTAGAGGATAACCTTTACGACAAGATTAGCACTCGATATACAAAGGCATTGGCACGTTCAATGGCCAACACTAAACAAGTAAAAGCTGCAAACGTTCTTAACAGAGCGTTTAACAGTTCTTACCTTGGTGGTGATGCGAAGGAGCTTTGCGCTACTGACCATCCTACACTTAGTGGGGACCAAAAAAACGAATTGTCAACTGCTGCTGACATCAATGAAACTTCATTGGAACAAGCTATGATCGACATTGCTAGCATGAAAGACGAAAGAGGATTAAAGATTGCTTTAAGAGGCATGAAATTAATCATCCCAGTCAATCTTCAGTTTGTTGTTGAAAGATTACTTAAATCGCCAGGTCGAGTAGGCACTGCTGATAATGATATCAATGCGTTAAAAACAATGGGAATGGTTCCACAAGGATACGTGGTTAACAACTTCCTAACGGATACTGACGCTTGGTTCTTAAAAACAGATGCTCCTAATGGAATGAAACATTTCACTAGAGCGCCTATTAGAACTGCGATGGAAGGTGACTTCGATACTGGAAATGTTAGATATAAAGCAAGAGAAAGATACAGCTTCGGCTGGTCTGACTGGCGTGGAATATTTGGCTCACCAGGAGCATAAAACTAATTAAGGGAGGGCGAAATTATTTCGCCCTTCTTTCTAGGACTAACAACTGGATTGTGTCGACTGACCTAGCAGACACCTATAAAGACTACATGATCCGCAACCTTATAGGGGAAAACTATGGGTAAAACAAATTTTTCGGGACCTATTACGACAGGACCGATACAAAATACAACAGGAACTACTATAGGTAGCAATGTGAGAGATGCTTCGTTTTTAACGAATGTAGGCACTTTTCCAGTTACCTTTGCTAGTTTTGCTGTTACAACTGATGCTAACAGATTAGCGGTTACTGGCTCTAATGGAGCGAGTACAACTTCTGTTACATTAGTAGATGCTACTGCAAACGTTCCAGGCATTACGTCTGTGGGTGGATTTGAAATGGCATCTGCAATCACAATGACATCATCTGGTGATGATTCTGGAAGAACTGCAACCATTACTGGAACAGATGTTTTTGGTAACTCACAAACTGAAGACAAGACAATGGCTAATGCCGGTGTTGCAACTTCAGCTAAAAGCTTTAAGACTGTTACATCAATCGCGATTGATGGATCAGGAACAGCAGGTACGTTAGAAGTGGGTGTTTTAGAAACAGCTCAAGTAACTGTACCATGTAGATCGTTATTCAACGTAACACCGTTGGGTCAAACATCTTCTTCAGACAGTAAGAACTTAGCTAACAATATTGTGATTCCACCATTTTCAAGAATTACAAATTTGTTCTTTCTAACATCTACAGCATTTGATACTGCTGGTCTTGATATGCAGATTGGAGCAAATGTTGCGCAAGCAGCGGGTGCTACTTTAAACAGTTTCGACCAGGATTATTTTGCTGGTGATACTACTAATGACACAGCAGGTGTTGGTAATTGGCATATTCCGGCTTACTTTGATCAGACTCAAGCTCAAGCAACTAATTGCTTGAACGTATCTGATGATGATGCAAGTGGATATGAAGTAGATAAAGCTGTTGCAATAACAGTTAACACTGATGATGCTCTGACCGCTGGTCAAGGATATTTATATCTAGAGTGGCTACAAAAAGTAAACAACACTAACTAATATAACCGTGAGTGGGGTGTAATGACCCCACTCTTTTACAAGGGGAATTAAATGGCACAATACGTAAAAAAATTATTTGATGGAGATAGAAAAGCAGTCTTCTCATTCACAGCGAAAATAGCTTCCACTACTGCAGAAACATATAATGTTGATGCATCAGGTCTTAATGCAAGAAATGATGGTACGGCATGCACATATGTGGATATTAATAAAATGTGGTGGAGTGTTAATAATACTGCAGTAACCAAACCACTTCTTTTAGAGTGGGTGAATAGTGGAACAAATCCAATTGCATGGTCGTGTAATTATGCAGAGGATCAGGACTTTAGTTCTATTGGAGGATTATTAAATACTCAAGCATCTAATTATACAGGGGATGTTTTAATTAATTTTTCTTCTGTCACTGATGATGATACTGCAAGTATAACTGTTGAGTTTCTAAAACGATATTCATCAATTAGTTAAGGAGGTTAAATGGCTTATTCAGGCACTAGAACATTTAATCTTAATGTAGATGAAATTATAGAGGAAGCATTTGAAAGATGTGGACTTGAGGCACGCATGGGCTATGATCTTAGGACAGCGCGTCGATCTTTAAATCTTATATTTTCAGAATGGGCCAATAGAGGTCTTAATCTTTGGACCATAGATTATTGGTATGAAACCCTAGTTGCAGGGACAAATAATTTTGCGCTTGATCAAAAAGTTGTGGACATAGTTGACGCTACAATTACTACAACTGCCTATGATGCTACTGATAGTACACCTGTAGCTCGAGATTTAGCAAGTAATAGCGCCACTACTGATGTTAATGTTACTAAGATTTCTAGAACAGAGTATATGAATTTAACTAGAAAGACTCAAAAAGCTAGTGGAGGAGATGCGAGACCTACTCAGTTTACTATGATTTCAGGGGCAAGCACTTATAGTGATATCACAGATGATACAACGGCTACAAGTGGAAGACCTGAACAAGACACAAGAGTATGGCTCTATCCTACTCCGGATAAGGCTTATGTCTTTAAATACTTTTATATTAATAGAATTGAAGATGCAGGAAGCACTAGCGCTGGATATCAGAATAGTGTTGACGTGCCTTATATGTTTCTTCCTTGCTTGACGGCTGCATTAGCATATTATATAAGTGTTAAAAGAGCTCCTATGATGAGTCCTATGTTAAAAAGTATTTATGATGAAGAATTTGAACGTGCTGCCGATACTAATAGAGAAAGAGTCTCGTTTAGAGTTAAACCAGCACAAGCATATATCCCATAGGAGATAATATGCCAAAATGTGAATGTGGTCCTGATTGCAATTGTGGAGACAATTGCCAATGTACAGACTGCGAATGTAAAAAGGAGGAAAAATGAGTAATTCAAACTGGAATAAATCTACAGCTAATAGCCGTGAAGCTTCTGGAAAGAAAGCCGGCGTATGGAGTGACAGAGGACAAATAGACGCACCTAAAGCTGTTAAAGCCGGAGCTATTACTACTAAAGGCATTGCACCTACTAGTGAAGGAAAAGCTTCTGGTGGAACACCTTTTAAAATTAGTAAAGGAAAAGTTACTGGGTCTACACAAGGTGTAGGACTTGCCAGAAAACAAACTTATACTTGGACCTAATATATGGCTTACGCTAGCGGTAAACGTTCTAAATTTATTTCCGATCGTAGCGGATTACAATTTCCTTATACGGAAATGGTTACGGAATGGACAGGAGCTAAAGTGCATACAAGTGAATATGAACCAAAAGCACCTCAGCTAATGCCACATGAGCATTCACCTGATCCCCAAGCATTAGAATGGGCAAGACCCGCAAGAATAGAACCACCTACTTTAATTTTATTACCTGATAATCCATTTGAAACTTATTCTTCTGGGTCACAAGTTATAAATGTTCTTTCTCCTAATCATGGAAGATCAACCGGGGATTCTATAAGATTTAGAGGAACTCCTTTTGTATCTTCAGAAACAGATAAATTTGCTGATTGTGGAGCAGTGGATGGCATTACAGGAGCAGTTCTTTGTGCTGATGCTGGCTATACAATTACAAAAGGAAAATATGTAACAGGATCTAGTGATGATTCTGATGATTGGTATTATTTTTCAACTGGATCTTCCACAGCTACAACTGGTGGAATTAAAGGAGGAGGTTATCCTGTCTCAGCAGGACCTGTTACTCAACTCTCATAATGACAACATACGCGCAATTAACACAACAGATATTAGATTATACAGAAGTTAGCACAGATGTTTTAACTTCAACCATTACCGACGATTTTATTCAACATACTGAAAATGAACTTGTAAAAGAATTGGATATTCCAGCTTTTCATGCTTATCAATATACAACTTTTACTGCCTCTAACCCTTTCTTAATTGTTCCCGGAGGATCAGCTCCTACACCATCTACATTTTCTGTCATAAGAAGTGTTAATATTGTAGCTGATACAGCTTCTGCTACAACTACAGGGGATAGAACATTTTTAGAGGAAAAGGACAGATCTTTTATGAATGAGTACTGGCCAAATAGAAACTTGACAGGTACTCCTAAATATTATACACAATGGGATTATAACAGTATATATGTTGTCCCAACTCCAAGTTCAGGATTGACTTTTGAACTGGCATTGAGTAAACTGGATCAGGCTTTATCAAGTACTAATACAACTTCTTGGTTAAGTCTTAACGCTCCAAAGGCGTTATTATACGGTTGTCTTGTGGAAGCTTTTCAATTTTTGAAGGGTCCCATGGACATACTGCAGATGTATACACAATCATATGCTGGGGCCGTTCAAGCCGTAGCTATGCAACAAATGGGTAGAGCGAAACGAGACGAATATATGCACGGTGCAATAAGAATTCCTCGTCCATCGATTCAACCTCAACTAGGATCAATAAAGCCAATGGGTGGCTCGACACAACAAGGAGGACAATAAAATGGCAATCACGCAAGCTGTTGCAAACAGTTTTAAAACACAAGTATTAACTGCAGTTCATAATTTTACTGCGACTACAGGGGATACTTTTAAAATTGCTTTGTTTACTAACTCCGCTACATTAAATAAATCAACGACTGTTTATGATTCAACAGACAACGAAGTATCAGGAACTGGGTATACTGCAGGAGGAAATTCTTTAACTAGTGTTACTCCAGTATTAAGTACTGATACAGCTGTTTGTGACTTTGCAGATTCGTCTTGGTCAACTGCGACTATCACTGCAAGGGGAGCATTAATTTACAACTCTAGTGAATCAGATAAAGCGGTTGTAGCCTTAGATTTTGGCGGGGATAAAACATCGACAGCTGGAACGTTTACCATACAGTTTCCAGCAGCAGACGCATCGAACGCTATTCTTAGACTAGCGTAGGAGCTTAAATGGCATTAGTAATTAATGACCGTGTAAAGGAGACCTCGAGCACAACCGGAACGGGGGCAATGACCTTTGCCGGAGCAACGTCAGGTTTTGAAACTTTTTCAGCTGGTATTGGTAATTCAAATACCACATACTATGCAATTGTTAATACTGACACTCCTACAGAGTGGGAAGTAGGGTTAGGAACCTTAGCTGCTGATAGTTCAACTATTACACGTACAACACCAATCTCTAGTTCAAATAGTGATAGTGCAGTCAGTTTTGGTGCGGGGACAAAAGAAATATTTTGCACACTCCCAGCAAGCAAAGCTATAATTAAAAATGCTGATGGAAATATTGATTCTCCTAGCGCAACTCAATTAGATATTGTTGCTCAAGGAGATCTTAGACTGCAGGATTCAACTGGTGGAGAGCATATTGCTCACCAAGCATCAGGAACTACAGTTACATATACAGTTACTTGGCCTGCTGGTGTTGCAACTGCCAATGGGCAAGCTTTAAAATCAACTACTGCTGGAGTCCTATCATGGGGAACTGCTGGTACTGCATGGCAAGGAATTAAAACAGAAGCTTATACTGCGGCAGCAGGAGAAGGAGTTTTTGCCGATACAGCAACTACAGGGGCATTTACAGTGACACTTCCTGCATCTCCAAGTATAGGAGATGAAGTAAGTATTATTGATTGTGTGGCAAATGCCGCAACGGCTAATATAACAGTTGGAAGAAACTCGGAAAATATACAAGGAGCAGCAGCGGATTTAACAATTTCTACTGACAATGCAGCAATAAAACTGGTATACTCAGATTCAACAAACGGATGGAGGCTAGCAAATAACGACTAATGGCTAATTTACAACAATTAACAGGTAGAAGTGAAGTAGGTGCAATTAAGCCTTGGGGCAAGACGACAGCTCCTGATGGCTACGTCCTTTGTGATGGTGCATCTCTTGTCAGAACAGGAACCTATGCGGATTTATTTGCTGTCATAGGAACAACTTATGGTACGGCTGATGGAACACATTTTAATGTTCCAGATCTTCAGGGTAAGGCACCTCAGGGATACGATGGTAATACCTATAATTTAGCAGGAACTGGAGGCGCGAATACTGTAACAGTATCCGTGACTAATAACCAGGCTGTTAATAGCACTTTGGCAAATAACCAGGCTGTTACGGCTACAAGTACTGTAGCCAACAACCAAGCAGTGACAGTGACAGGAAACATTGCAAATACTTCTTTAACTACCGCTCAATTAGCTTCTCATAATCACAACTGGAGATGGGGAAGTGGACAAGCACCTAGTGGTACAAATAAATTGGGAATGAATTTTCCTGGAGTGAATAGTGCAAACTCAGCTCCTCCCGCAGGAGGATCAAGTAATACTGCTGTTGATAATGCAGGATCAGGAACAGGACATACTCATACACATACTTTAGCGGGAACGATGACAGGAAATGTGGCTGTGACAACTACAGGAACACTGACAGGAAATGTGGCCCTAAGTAATGCTCTAACAGGAGCGGTTACTGCCTCAGGAACAAATTCATTTTCGCCATACGTGGTAGTAAACTATATTATTAGATATTAAAAATGGCTACCCAAATAGTAATTTCGTATCAAGATTATATAGATGTAGATGGTGGCAATTTTATTATCCAATGGGCAGATAAAGGAAATTCAATGCCTACTTTACCGGACAATACTCATTATGTAGTTTTTAATGATGCTGTCGGTCCTAATGAAATTCAAACAAAAAATCCCTCTACAGGAAATATGACAGGAAATACTGATTTGAATTCAGCAAGTGATAGTGTAGGAAATACTACGATTCAAGATTTATTGGATTGGGGAACTACTAGACAATTACAAATTGAAACTGCACAACTTCAGCATGATGAAGCTTATACGACTGCTTTGGTTGCACATGAAGATGCAGGAAATCCTACAGAGACTTTTGTATGGGATAAGACTTGGCCAGACTACGATCCTAATTATTCTTAAATTTCTTCTTTTAAATCTTTATACGGACCATTTTTATCTACATAATGTAGGAATGCTTGATGGTGGCAACTAGGACTAGGTTGAGTAAATACAGGACGCCAATGTTCTATTTCACATCCCTTGTAGATTACACCGTCGCCTGACTCTATTACAATA